ATTCTACTAAATCAGTAGGATCTACCGCCACAGGGCAGATTGCTCCAGTAGCCCCTTCTGTTCCTACTCTCGAACAGTTCCTTGGTGCTGATAGTTCTTATCAGGACCAGATTGCTCAGTTCAACAAGGCATGGTCCGATTATCAGGCTCAAAATAACGCAGAGCTTGGTCAATACAATACGAACTATGCCCGTAACAAGAATGACCTGGGAATTCAGCAGGGCCGTGCGGATGAAGACCTGCAGAATGATTTCGCTTCTCGTGGTATGTTTATCTCTGGTTTGCAGGCTCAGAACAGAGGTAAGCTGCTAGATGACTACTCTCGTCGGTTCTCTGATCTAGATACTGCTCGCTCTCAGTTTACAGCAGATCAGGCTAGGGATCTGAGTAACTATCAGAGTGAAATCAATCTGGGCAAGAACAAGGCTAAGACAGATGCAATTAATCGTCGGGCTCTTAAGTATCAAGTTTAGGAGGGGAGATGGCTATTAGTTTTCCGTACAAACCGGGTGCTTTGGCGCCGCCATCTTCTATTGCTGCTCCTACAATTCCGGTGATTCCTCCTGCTCCCAGGCCACCGGATATTGACTATGCAGCGATGATCGATCAGTTATTCTCCTCTCCACCCGATTTTAGTTCTCAGGCTCAGTCTCAGTTAGCTGGTATTTACGATCCTCAGTTCCAACAGATTAACAACAAGAAGACTCAGGCACAGCAGTCTGCTAAAACTGGTGATAAGCAGTTAGATGCTATGTATCGAGCATTGCAGGGAAGCATTGGGAGTAGTCAAAAGGATATTAATGCTGGTTATGATACTGGCATTAAGACTACCAATGCTGCATATGCTCAGGGTAAGAAGGGTATTCAGGGCAACTACTCTACTGCAGCAAATACTCTCGCGTCAATGATGAAGCAGTTAGGTATCGAAGCTGCTGCTCCAGATGTTCTTGCTCAGGGTGCAAACCAGAGTGCTTTTCTTCAGAGCTTACTTGACGCTAACAATGTTAGTGCTACGAACTTGTTAGCTGCGAATAAACAGTCTGCAGGAGATTTTAATACTGCTCAGAAGAATATCGCAGGGTTCACTGGTACCGAACGTAGGGCTGACCTCCAAAACGACCTCCGTGACCGTCTGGCGTCCCTGGATGATGCCTCCCTGGGGCTGTCCTCCCAGATGGCACAGCAGAAAGCACAGTTTATGCAGGACCTCCAAAATGCTTGGGGACAGCAGCAACAGGGTCAGGCGAATCAGCTTTTCCAGCAAATGCAGTGGGATGCAGATGCTAGATCTAAGGCTGAGGAATTAGACTACAACCGAGTTCAGGATGCAATTAAGGCTCAGAACGGCGGAGCCGATGCTCTTTCTCCCAAGGACCAGTGGTCTATGATGGGTCCTGTGGAGAAGGGGTATTCGAAGGCAACACAGATTCTTGGACCTGACCAGGGATCTAAAGCAATGAATCTCATCATGCAAATTGGTGGATCTAAGCAGTTCACCAATGGATTTGAATTTGCGGCGGCTGTGGCGGCTGCTAACCAGGCCAATGCTAGAGGAAATGCAGCTAATCTGATTCCCCCGAACCAGTTATCTGCTCTTGCTGCAATGGTGTATGATGAGATTAATCCTCGTAGTCCTAGTTATCTCCAGTATCTGAATCAGCAGTAAGGGGCCAAAATGGCTAAGACTAGTCAGCAGTTTGCTTTGCAGCTGCGTGCCATGAATAAGGCACGTCTGCAATTCATGATGCGCATGAATGAGTATAACTCTGACTATCATGCAGCCCTTATGCCCCATCAGGGAAGCAATGTTGGGGATGCTGTCACTAATCCTGGTCCTCAACAGCTTGCGTTAGAATCTCTTGCCAAGATGCAACAGCCTGTTAATCTTCCTAAAGAGGGAAAGAAGGAAGATGAAAGCAGCTGGATGGATGCTTTTTATCAGGTTCCTGTTATCGGCTGGGGAGCTTGGGCAGGCAAGAAAGCGTTTGAGACTGGCCCTGGTAAAACTGCATTGGATATCCTGTCTCGCGGTAATTATGCATCTGCAAATGCTGCTCTCGAGCATGGAAAGATTGCCCTGGACAGAAATGATCCAGAATATAAAAAGGGTGGTCATACTCCTCTTGATGAGGTCGCCAGTAGTTTCAAGACTTTGGCGAATCCAGATGTCTATGAGGCTTTTTGGAAGGGCCTTAAGGGAGAAGAGAAGACTACCTATGCCGATGTAATTAAGCAACAGAATCCCGGATCTAGTCCTATTGTACAGGGTGTCGGTGGATTTGCTGCTGATGTATTAGCAGATCCCACTACCTATATTCCCGGTGGTGCAATCGCCAAACTGTCTAAGCAGGGCGTCAATGCGGCAAAAGGTGTTCGTACTGGAACTAAAGCAGTCGAAGCTCTGGATGATACGGCTAAGATTGCGGATGATATTGCGGCAAATGAGAAGATCGTCACTCCCACTGCTGAGAAAGTTATTCCTGAGCAGGTAGACAATGTTGAAGCAGTTACAAAGCCGCTACAGGAGGTCGCAACAAAGCCTGTCGAAGTTCCTGGAAATACTGACTTTTTTGATGGGCTTCAAGCGGATGAACTTATTAGAGCTATCGAATCTACTACGATTGATCGTAGCAGTCTTCGCAATCTCCCTGCTCCTTTTAAGGAAGCGACGGAGGAGATTGAAGAAAGAGTCCCAAAAACAGTATACGATGAAGTAGATACTCCTGTAGAAAAGGTTGAGAGTGACCCGAATGCGGCTAAGTTAGCTCGTCTTCGGGCGATTAAGCTTGGGATCATGCAGAAGCCTGACTACCGTATTGGCAATCACAGGGTTGCTGATTTGGTAGAAATGGGCAAGCAGAATCCTGATATGGTTCCTGGTATTGAAAAAGCTATTAACACTGAGGCTAAGCGGCTGTATCGTGAAGGTACAGCCGACATCGATTTAATTCGGTTCTCTGGTCGTAGTGGGGGAGTCTCTGCTGGACTCACTATTGATCAGGCAGCAAAGATGCTGGAACGTGGTGAAATTCCTAAGGTTAATACTACAGGAGATTTTACCAAGAATTACCCTCTGCACGACATTGAGGATCTTGACAATCTCTTCATGAGTAATATCAAGGGAGAGAAGGTCTCGATTCGAGACTATTTGGAGGGTCTCGGTGTTAAAATCACACAAGTCTCGGAGAAGCAGCCGTTCCGATTTGATTTTGAAAAAGCCCCGGCAACGGTCAAGCGAAAGGTTGCCAGGACTGTCTATGAGACTACTAAAAAGCAGGTCACCAAAAGTGTTGGCCTCGAAGGTGATGAGCTTAAGTCTTGGTTATCGGGTGTTGAAGGCACGGCCCTTGATGCCTCGGAGATTAAGTATCTCCGAGAAGCTAAGAATGTGGAAGAGTTTAACAAGCGTTTGTCTGAATTAGCTGCTAAACAGGTCGCGGGAAACTTCAAGACTCTGGATGAACTGGAAAAAGCCTTCAATCAGGGATTAGTGCCTAAGGAAGCCATTGAGGCGCTTTTTAAGATTGCTGGAGTCAAGACTGCTAAGCAGCTGAGAGAAAAAGTCACGAAGATTCTCGAGAAGACTGGTGAGAAGAAAAAGCCAAAGGTTGAGCGTCTGACATCAATTGACGAAAATGATCCCTGGATGACCCCTAAGACTGATACACCCCCTGTGGCGAAATCTTCGGAAGAGTTTGTCAAGGAACTTGAAGTTAATCCTGCTGCAACAAAGAAAGAAGTTCCTGCTATTACTCCAGAACGTCTGGAAGACTTGTCTAAAGTACTACCTATTGCTATTGTCAAAAATCTTGTTGACCCTCAGGACGTGTCAAAGTATCCTTTCCTTAGTGGAAGGAAGTTAGCTAAGCGTACTTCTGAAGTTGTTGGTGAAGGTAAGGGTCGGAATCTCAAAGGCTGGCATAAGTATTCTCAGATGGATACTTTTAAGGCTCTTATTGGTGTTGCAAGTAAGCGACACAAGGTTCCTGCCAAGGGTAACATTAGCCCTGCTGCTCGACGTCAGATGTTCCAGAATCGCTCCATTGCTATGTTTAATGAAGTAATGACTGGAATGCGTTTAGCAGAAGCTGCTCTCAAGAATGCTGGAGTGAAGTTCATTGCTGGTGTTGACAACTCAGGAGTATTACTTTCTGCGGTTGATGTGTTGGATAGTGTTAATCGTAATACTGTCCGCAATTACCTCTTCCGTCCTCCTGGCGCTAATGTTCCGACAGTCCAGCTTACAGGGCTCATGGATGCAGTTGAGTCTTTGGCTAAGGGACATATGGGTCAACTTTCCCCGGAACTTGCGCAGAGTTCTGCGTTAGCTATTCTTCGTTCTGAGCCCGGAATAGCTAAACTAGCAAAACCTGACGTGGAGGCGTCTAAGCTTCTCAAAGAACTTAATGAAGCTATGCCTGCGGTAATGACTCGAGTGAACGCCAATTATGCAGAAGAAGCGGTCAAGCTCGGGGAATCAGTCACGTCTATGACCGATGATGTAATTGAAAATGTAGTGAAGCAGTATGGTGACCCTAACATTAGCATGACTGATGCTTTCAATACCTTTGCTGACAGGTATAAGGATATTGCTGCAAGAGGTCATTCTGTCAAAGCACCTACTGATGCTTATAAGGTTGCAAGAGATAAGACAGATTTAGTTCTGGGAGAAAAATTATCTCCTGGAGATTTTGCAGAAGCAGCCATTGGTCAGGATATGGCAAAGGCTGCTACTGTAAAGGAAGCTGCCAAGGTTGGTACCAAGCAGTTTAAGTCTCGTAAGGAAGAGGCTTTAGCAGAGCTTGGTGAGACAGATATGTCTGATAAGTTTGAAGCTAGTCTTCATGCTGCTTTATTCCGTTCTGAGATTCCCCTTCTGGGGAAGGTCGGAATGGTTACTGATGTACTTGGTCAAGCATTTGTGTCTCAGTGGCGTCACAAGGATTTGCATGATATGCTCCATAGAGAGCGTAATGTTGTACAGTCTCTCGCACGGAGTCATCGAGCACTGATGCAAAATACTTGGCAGATTGCTCAGCATGGTGCAGGAGCAAAGGCTTCTGAGACTATTCAGGAAGCATTCCGTCACATGCAGGGTGGTACTATCCCTGCTGACCAGGTAACGCAAGCAGTTATGGATTCTATGAAGAACAGTATCGGACTTATGTTTAGTTCCGGTAATGGTAAACTAGACTACGCTACACGCAACGGACTTTTTGCAGATCATCTGAACGATGTAATGAAGTATTACGGCGTGCCAGAAGAGTACATGTTCAAGGAGGGTGTGCCTATTTCAGAGCAGACAGATGCCTGGCGAAATTGGGCAGATGTCGAAGATCCTCTGGATTTGTTAGATAAGGTACATGCCTCCATGCAGCGTGCAACTGTGGAGGTAACTCTTGGCCGGTCGTTTAGCGAGGAGTTCGGTTCAGCGGTTAAAAAAGACGGCTTTGTCAAGATTACTGATGAGCGTAACAGATCCAAAGCATTCCGATTTATTGACAGTGATCTCTATTATCCTCGTGATATTGCAGAGCAGTTTAAGTATTTGGATTCTGCACTCAAGGGGACGATGACGGGAACTCCTAGTGGAAACTTAGGAAGTATCCTTCGGAAATATGACAGTATCCTTCACGCCTGGAAATCCGGTGTCACGATTTATCGTCCGGGTCACCATGTGCGTAACCTTATCGGTGATCTTAGTCTGTCCTTTTTTGCTGGCGTCAATGACCCTAGAGTGTATCAAAAGGCTTTAAGAGTAATGGCATCTCGTGGTAAAGCCTATGAAGACTGGGATGGATTGAAGGCTCTTGAAACACAGTCTGAGGAACTCGCCACAGGGGTAGCTAAGACTCGAGTCAAGATTAATGGTAAAAAGGTAGCTATTGATGACGACAAGCTGTGGCGTTTAGCATTCGATCAGGGAATTCTTCCTGATTATCGAGTCCTTGAAGACATCTCGTTCAACTCCGAGCAAATTGGTAAGATCGGTGGAGTTAGTCTTACAAAACCATTCGGTGGAAGAGTACAAAAGTTTTTCGGTGGACTCTCTCAGTCACGCGATCATTACATTAGACTTGCTCACTTTATTCATGACATCGAAAAGGGTAGCTACAAAACTCTTGATGAAGCAGCTAATGCAGCAGGTAAGCAGGTTCGTAAGTGGCATCCCGATGGTTCTGATCTTACCTCTTTTGAGCGTAATGTTATGCGCCGTTTGATTCCATTCTATTCCTGGGTCCGTAAGGCTATTCCTCTGGTTGTCGAAACTACAGTCATGAAACCTGGAAAGGCTATGATCTTTCCTAAGGCTATGTATAACTTCGCTATTGCCAATGGTCTCGATCCCAATAGTTTGAGTGACCCCTTCCCTCAGGATCAGTTATTCCCTAACTTCCTCAGCGACCAGTTGATTGGGCCCCAATGGAAAGGCAACCTATTTGGGATTCCAGGGTTCGGTTCTCAACAGAATCGTTACTATGGGATGAATCCCGGGGAGCCGTTGACGGACATCGGTTCGTCGTACCTTGGAGCGAATCCACAGGACGCAATCGCTGGTGGTATTACCCCCTTATTGAAGATTCCGATCGAATTACAGACAGGAACGAACCTAGGTACCAGTGCTGGGATTTCTGACTGGTCTGAATATTGGGACCAGCAGATTCCTGGTGTCGGATATATCGGTAATATTACAGGTACTTCACCAACAGGAGGATTTGAGCCTAAGCAAAATATTCAAAAGGGTCTAGATCAGCCAGGTATGAATCAGATGGGTATAGCCAATTTCTTGTCTGGTTTAGGTCTTAAAGACTACTCTAAGCCTAATTATATCCGGAGGGCTCAGTTCGAGCTTCTAGACAAACTGCGAGCAGAACATGGCCAGTAATGGTGGAATTGACCCGGAAAACTTTCAGGATGCTTTAAGACGGCGTCTTGGATCTATTGGTAATATCGGTGTCGATGCAACTAATAATATGCAGAGTCTCTTAAGCGCTCAGCGTGCTGCACAGGCTGCTCGTGAAGCTAGAGAGATGGCTGAAGCTCAGAGGGCTGCTTTATCTCAAAGAGCTTCTTACTCTTATGGAGGTGGAGGAAGACAGAAGTATAAGGGCAATGGGAAAGACACTTTTGAGAATTTCTTAGGAGCGATTTCTCAGCGTGAGTCTGGTGGTAATTATAAGGCTCGGAACAAAGATTCCGGGGCTATGGGTAAGTACCAGATTATGCCTGGAAATATTGCGGGACCTGGTGGTTGGGATAAGGAGATTCTCGGCTATAATATCAGTACTCAGCAGTTTATGAACTCGCCACAATTGCAGGAACAGATCGCACAAGGAATGCTCCGTAAGTATTACAATCAGTGGGGTCCTGGTGGAGCGGCTGTGGCGTGGTATGCTGGCCCTGGCAGAGTTAAGGGCTGGATGAAGAATAATAGTTCTAGTATGTATACTCGTCCACAAGGTAATTATTCTAGCATCTCAGCTTATGCTTATGGAATTTTGAAGTCGATGGGATTGGCGTAGCGTATGGACAATTTCCCCCTGGCAGGTGTTCTCAAGATTATCGACACGGCTACGACCGTTGCTCTACTGTTTTTCTTCATCTTTGCTTTCGTGAAGGAATGGGTCGTAACAGGTCGGGCTGCCAGGCGGGAACTTGGGAACCTGCGTACAACATATGACGAAAGAGTCTCTAGAGAAAAAGAAATAGCTCTAGACTATAAACAAGCCTGGGAGGTAGCGCAGGCTAGTTCTGAGACAACTCAGGAACAGTTTAGAGCTATTATGGCAGCCCTGGAAAAACGTGACAGAGACGAGCGATCAGGAAAGGAGAGTGTATGAATGGGACACCTCCTGATGATGAAGCGGCCAAAGCACGGGAAGCATTAGCCAGGTCCCAGAGGCATTATATCCGTGGCTTGTCAATGTGGGATGACGTATTTAGCAGGGTAAATAAAATAGTCGGAGGAACGGAGGGATCATATCTGGAAGATTTGAGGAGAGCGTACGACCCAAAAGACAACGGGGAGGATCACCATGGCCGACACCGTAACCAAGATTGAGATACTTCTATCGGTGGTCTTTCAGGTGACTTTCTTTGTCCTCTTCATACAAACGAAGTGGTATAAGAAAGAGCTTGGACCCTACATTTTTCGTAAAGAGCTAGGGTTTCTCGTCATCCTAGCCTTTGCTCTAATGTCGAACTTCCTCCCCTGGTACGAGCAGTATCGAGATATTTTTCGTCCTGTAATTTGGGGCCTGATTCCACTTATTTTTGGTGAGCAACTTCTCCGGTTCATCAGAGATAAAGTGAAATCAGATCGGAAATGACAGAAGGGGTATCCCGTGGCCCGGGATACCCCTTCTTATTACCAGCACATGTTACAGTATGTGTCCTCAGTTAAGATTCCACATCCTGCACATGTTATTCAGTTGTCGTCATCATCCTCATCAGGACCAAGCATAAGAGCCGTGTTGGCCCACATCTTAGCCTCAGTCAGACGAGCAACAAACTGATTCTTCGCCTCTCCGTTAGGGATTCGAAAGTTCACGAAATTGAAGAGATCCTCGAAAGTATCACAGATTTCCTCGTGATACTTTCGCTCCTCATCCGTGAGCTCTCGGGAAGGCTTGAAAACCTTATCAGTATCGAGCTTCGGCATTACTGAGTTTCCTCCTTGGTTTTATTGCGAGGGGCCTGCCACACGGCGTATCCTACACCGAGTGCTCCAATAAAGATACTAACCCATTCATTCTGAGTGACAGTCTGCTCAGACTGATAAGCAGTAGCAATTCCAGCCGGAACTACTGCAAGTCCTGCAACAATACATTTCCAGAATCTAGATAAGAAAGCCTTCACTTGAACTCCTTTGCAGCCTCTGCCTGAGCCTTGATGATAGCGTCAAGTTCTGCACCCTGAGCCTTCATCTGGTCATAAACCTGGCCCAGCTTAGTAAGAACCGGATCGGTAGCAGGATAAAAAGTCCGCATAGTCGTCTCGGAAAGACCCGGAATTTCAGTCTGCCCAGTAACCTTACGAAGCTCAGCGGAGATAGCAGGAGTCCGAACATAAGTTGCTCGGTCACCTGCAAGGAAGAACTGTCGCTGAGGTGCCTTATCACTAGAAATAACAATCACACGCATATCCGACTCCAAATTCTTTGCAGATACAGTTGAAGCAACGACAGCAGTAGAAGGTTTGAGAGCAACCAGATACCAAGGCTCAAGAACAGTGATGATCTGGTCAATTCGCTTCCGCGTAGGACAAGTCTTACGCAGAGGATTAAACTCCGGATACTGGCAGTGCCAGCCAACTCCGCGTCCATTCCAATCAGGAAGACGCTGGAGAGGGACCCCGTGAGTTGAGTGAATCCACAAAAACAGCTTTTTATCTGCTTCAAGCTGCTGTGGAGTTAATAGATCCCCATCCTTACCTTCATGTTCAATGGAAATATGACCCCATCGAACACCATCGATAATAAATGAGTTTCCGTCAGTCTGAGCATCTGCTTCGTAATCTGTATCGCGGTACTGCTCCACGATTCCAGAATTACGAATATAGAAATGGGATTCAATCCCACCGCGGCTCTGGAAAACATCGAACAGAGAGTCGCCAAGACCAGCGCGAATGTGATTGATAATTCCCCGAACTCGAATCTTCGGATCGTTTTTACCAGGTGCGATGTTTTTCTTAATTGCTGCTGGATACCATGCCACTTGTTACCTCACTCAGTCGATCATGGCGCTGACCAGGCAAATGTCCGCTTTGTCCTCCTTCGCGGTGGTTGTTTGCCACCTAGGAAATATGGTACAGTCTGTGGCATGGACAGCGCTAGTTGGTGGCGTGAGGCGGCTTGTCGTAAGCCAAAGCCTCGGAGCAAAAAGGAATTAAAAGAGCTTTTTGACTGGTCAAATAAACTCTTTTTTCCCGGCTCAGGTATGCAACCCAAGAAGCCCCCTTATAGAGAAGTCTGTCAAGACTGCCCTGTGGCGAGTTCTTGTCTTATTGAAGGTCTGGCTTATCAGCATTATGGGATTTGGGGGGGATTGACTGAAACTGAAAGACAGAATATCCCAGACGAGGCGAGATATTCTCTCTTTCTCGAGGGGTTGTCCCGTGAGTTGATAAAGCTTGAGTTGGTTCCTCCAAATTCTTCTCTTCTGAAACGTTATATGAAGGAAGAATCTGATCGGCAGATGTATGAAGTTGAACAGGAGCGGAGAAGACAGAGGGAGTCTCAGACAAAATTTCAATTTGATTTTGAGAAGAAGACTTTGCCTCAGAAATCGGTATTCCAGTTTGTGCAGCAAGCTCAATCAACTTCTGCATAGCTTCCGCACCAATAACGAGTGGAGGCTCCCCTCCCCATCTCTGCTCAGGATCTTTATAAGGATCCCATTTGATTCCCATAGAAGCCAAATCAAGAGCACGACATGCATTAGAGCAATAAGCTACACCCTTGTAATTGCTAGAAAACATGTTGTGACAGATGGCTCGTTTGCATTCACGAGCGCGGAAAGTTTTCGGTGCCTCAAGGAATTGAAGAACAGCCTCAGCTTCTCGATCAGGTTCCTGCTCAGGAATAACAGTAGGAACATCTTGAACACCAAGCTTTGCAAGCATCTTGGCTAGCTGAGCTACTGCTTTTTCTTCTTTAGTCTGACGCTTCCTTGGAGGCATTAAATTCCCTTTCTAACTGGCTCGACTTAACTCCTTCTCTTAGGAGATATTCTGCACCATGCAGATAAGCCGAGATCTTGTGACTATTGTCGTGATTCTTAGGGAGTGGGACCTGAAAATGCTTTTCTGCCATAGGCAGAATATTAGACATCTGAAGAACTACGTTGATATTGTGACGCCTACTGTAAGCTCGTAAGGCTCCAATCAACATGCTAGTTTCATTTCGGTTCCAAACTTGTGCATTCTTTTTGAAACCGAAATTGATATAGTCTTCACATACTATACCAGTAAAGACATCAGAATTTTGAGCTTCAAGCCAATCTAGAAACTCATTAGCTGTCATTTGCGTAGGGAGATAAGCTAATGGGTATTCTAGTTCTGAGCTAAAGAGTGCTACTCCTACACTATGCTTTCGAGTCTTTCCTCCAGGATCAACTGCCAGAAAGAATCTCTTCCCCGGGGGTAATAACGCGGGAACTTCTGTACTCAAGATCTACCACCACCGTAGCATTGTCATCAGATTCTAAACCCCATTCTACTGTTTCACCGGGATTTAGTTTACTGGCTTCTGCTTCAAGTCTAGCCATATCCTCCACAGACATGCCTTCTGGGTAGGCAGATCGGGGAACTGTCTTAGTAAAACGGAAAGTAACAGTTAACTTAACCTCATCTTTGAAATTTCCATCTTCCTTCTCAAAATCGAATACCATTAGTTGTTACCCCACATTTGATTTAATGACTTCTCATCCCAATACTCACCAGTATCCTCTATCTCAGTACCAATAAAGAATCTCCATTTGTCTTCATCAGCGGGTCTGATGTGAAAACCCATACCATAATCAAAACAGAATTGAACAACAGGGATTGTTTCTGGTTCATCAAGCTCTACAAATAACTGCTCTGCATCCCATACAGAGACTAAAGTTCCTGCACCCCCGTAAGAGTCAATAGGATCCTCACCTTGAAGGTCTGCTCTAATATACTTACCGATGAGATGAGCATAGTCAACTGCTGTCTTCTTTAAGCGGCGGTCGGCCATTTGTGAATATCCACCTTAAACTTGACACCGAAGTCTGGTTCGACAGCTTCCATCATACGCTTAATCTCAGGAATCACCCAGTGCTTCTCACTTTTCTTGATCCTGATAACAAAAGCGTCGTGAATCTGGAGAAGTAGTTGCGCCACAGAAGGGTCTAGATTTTCTTCTAGATAGTTCATGCGCTGCTCAACAATATCAGCAGCACCACCTTGGAGAACCGCATTCCAAGCCTTGTGTGCCTGTTCCTTGCGATTCCTGAAATGTCTATACCTCTTGCTCCACATCTGCACACGCCCTGTGGCGAGAGCTCGATGAGATGCTAATTGAGCGAGAGCCTTGAACTCAGGATATCCAGCAAAGAATTGGTCTCGCATCTCCTTTGCAATTCGTTCATCAACTCCGAAGGCAGCCATAATCCGGGCAATGCCTCCACCATACTGCATGGTGTACGCGAGTTGCTTTGTATTGTATCGAGACATGTTGACACGGATAGACATCTCTGTAAAGAGATCTCTGTCATTTTCAAAAATCTCTAACAGAGATGGCACCTTGCCATAGGCTGCACCAATACGCATCTCTAGCTGCGCATAGTCAGCTTCCCAAAGCTCCCAATCATCATCGTACTCAACGAAGCACTGCTTCATCTCTCCATTCCATTCCTTTTTGGTTTCACGAGGAATGTTTTGGAGATTTGGCTCTGAAGAACTTAACCTGAGAGTTTTAGTACCATGAAGCTTATAGTTACATCTAAGTCTCTTGTCAGGACCCATAAGCCGCACATATGGCTCATAGTTAGACGTTACTGATTTCTGCCAGCCACGATACTGAGAGATAAGTTTTGCAGCTGGATCATCCATCAACTCTAGTAACTCATCATATTCTTCCATCGCATCTTTGTCGAAAGATGGATACTGAGATTTCGCTTCTTCAAGAGTAATGAGTTTCTTTTTGACTTTATCTTGACCAGTTTTTGTTAGTTTGAGAGTAGGAAGTCCTAGCTGGTCTAAGAGAAGTTCTTTGAGTTGTTTGGGCGATGCAGGGTTAATACCAAGAGTTTCTTGGAGTTCCTGCATTTGCCATCGTCCGATGTGGGACATCTTTTCACATCGTGAAACGTCAACACCAATTCCACGTCTTTCCATGTTTCGTAGAGTGTCAACAGCTTTTCTTTTACTGTTCTTCCAGTAGTCATCGACACCCTCTTTAATCCAGTCGGGCCATAGTGCTTCGAAGAGTCTTAGGGTTAAGACTGGGTCATAAGATGCATATTCATACATCTCTTCTGACGGAACATTCTCCCAGCCAACCTTCTCAGTAAACAGTTTAAATGTTACTGATTCTTTCTTGCTTTCACCATTGAGCCAATGATTTGCACATGCATTCAGGGATTTACCTTTAGGCCATTCTTCTGATAAGATATGAGCCATGAGCATAGTGCAGTATGTAAACTGAGTCTCATTGATTCGAATACCAAGGGTGCCAAGGGACTCCAAATCAAATTTGGAGTTGTGGAAGACTGTGACTCCGGAGCCCCAAGCATCACGGAACTCGATTGCTTCCTTAAGCTTTTCCCGCCAATATGGCTCAAGGTTGAATCCATATTTATGCCGAAAAGGCAAGTAGTGCGAAAGCAATCCTTCGGTGGGATGACGATAGGCGATACTAACACCAACAGCGAATCCGGAACCATCCCGTACATCTTTACCATTCGTCTCAGTGTCAATCGCCACAGGTGTGGGTAATGTAGCGATAAGATCAATGAACTCTTTTAGATTACCCTCGTCAAATCTGGAACCTGGGCGAACTGTTAGATTTGGCACGACGTACCAGTTCGGCTTCGGCATCTAGTGCACCCATTTCAGGAGTTTCTGAGACTAGTGAGAAAGAGAGTTCTTCCATCCTTTGCACAAAGAATGGAGACTTCTTTTTTCCAAGACGATTCTTGAGGTGAGAGACGGAGATCTTGCCAGGTTCCTTGACTGGCTCATCTTCCCAGAGACCAATAACCCAGTCCACATCTGCCGTAATGAATTGACTACCATAGACATCACTCAATTCTTTTGGACGCTTGTTATCTCCCTGTGCCTTACGATTATGGTGAATGATTGTAATATATACACCGTACTTGTTACGTAAAGCGTTCAGGTACCTATTAGTCTGACGTATCTTGTCATCATCTACCAGACTATCAAGGTGAATCTTCTGTAGTGAGTCAATAATCAAACCATCTGGCTGGTGTTCTTCAATCTGTGATTCAATGAATGCCCTTCCCTCAATACTAGTGATGGGAATTGGATTACCCAAGGGCATTACATGGAAATACTGCTGGAGCAGGTCAAGCTCCTGTGGCGTGAACTTGCGAGCCATTGTGGACAAGAACAATTTAAGCTCTGCTGCCCACATTTCCAGAGAGAGCATCATAATCTTGTGGGGACGCATAGATTCCCAATGAAGAAAATTTTGCCCGATAGCAGTACGCATACCTAGCTGTAGAGCGAACTGAGTCTTACCAACATTAGGCAGACCTGTAACAAGACCAAAACCATGATCTGTAACAAGATTCTTAACAACCCAGTTCACCTTAAACTCGGCGGCTAGGATGTCTTTGAAACCCCAGACAAGACGGGTTCCAGTTTCAACTGGTTCCACACTGGAGAGAAGACCTGCAAATTCTTCTTCAATCTTGTGAGGATATTTCGTCTTAGCCTTGTTTACGATCTCCAGGAGACGTGCTTTTCGATCGTTTCGGAACTTGTACTTCTCCCACTTATCATCCACATATAGTAGAATCGAATAAATTTCACTGGGCTCCATACCCAATTCTGCACAGTGATATCCGATTCTCATCATTGCAGATGAACGTTGACCATCAGGAACAACTTGCTTCTGTACTAGGTCAAGTGTATCAGCACCCCAGGTGTATTTCCCGATAATTCCCAACGCATCTGGGATGTCATTATCCAAGATAGAGTCTCGGACAAGATCCTTGATTCTTGGGAAATGGGTGAATTGTTCGGCCTTGTATACCAAGCCAGAAACAGTGGAGAGAAGGACGGGTAAATCGCGCTTATAGTTGCGAGTGCGAGGGGGTCGCAGTACTTGATTTCCGTCCCATCCACTAGCATCCGAGCCATACCTGTAAGCAATAGCTCGATTTGAAGACTCAATAAAGTCGAGTTCTGTACTAAACTCATCGAGTTTCCAATAAACATGCTGTCTATCTTCTGTACTACTTTGCACCACGAGGCTCGGAGGACCTGGGACACCCTCCTGGGAAGGGCTGTGCTCCTCGCTAGCATGATCCTTCGGGGGAGTGGTCCAATCAGCAGGGGCCTTCCCATCAAATTCACACCACAGTACATTACTTCCCTTGATATTCTCCTTTTGAACATTACCGGCTTCCTTGAATAACGCTGGAGAGAAATAGACATCAAGACCAGCCGCACTAGAAGAGATCACATGCTGGACGATGAAATCTTTGTGGGCTGGCCACTCATACATCTTCTTCTTCCAAGCATGTGTGGAAGATTTTGTAGGAAGATATACGAACCCATTGATGTCTCCCCACATAAATTCAAAGAACTTTGCTAGCTCTTCTTGGGGAGCAATCAACTGTGACTCCTAGCTCAGAAATTAAAAACTGATCTGCCAGTTTTTGTTCGTTCGCGCAATGCCTTTGCCCTACGTGCAATTTCTTTGAAGTAGGGCTCAAACTTTCCTGTGCTCTCCCTGGCATTTCTTATCTTATCAGAGTCACAGCTGCATTTATCTTCTGGGTGATTTTTCTCCAAACAGTCATAACAATTTTTCTGGATGCATTTGCCATTATAGCATTCAGCAGGATGGCGGAAATCCTTCAGATAGATTTCGCCACAGGAAGTACATTTATGGAGGAGCCAGTATCTAGGCTTATCACACAGGCTACATACAAGCATAATGATGTCGAATTCCATATCAACTTCTTCACCATGCTTTATGTTTTTGCCTAGATACTTATGTACTCCCAGTGCCTTAAGGGGAGGAATAGGCCCACCTTCGCCCTTATCATGCTGGCAGACGAACACTTGCCATTCAGACGGTAACTTAGACAGAGGAATAGACATGTTTCTCCTTTCGAGTCTCCCCGCCCGGACTTGAACCAGGATCAACTAGTTCCGCTAGCTGCTCTATCTTGAGCTACGGGGAGTCGAGCTTGGCTGATAGTTTATCTGGGGGTCATCCGAGAGGTGAATGATATAAACTACCAGCCAAGCAGTACGGGTGGTGGGATTTGAACCCACAGTAGAACCGCCAAGTCCTACGACAGATTTTAAGTCTGTTGCGTATGCCAATTCCGCCACACCCGCATGTAGACCCTACCCACCAAGTCTACTTGTTCCAGAACCCCTTTGATTTATATCCCTGATCTAGATATAAACCCGTCTGGAATCCCACCAGTACAGCTACCCGGTTCCCGCGGACTGTCTGGTCATTTTAGGAGAATCCTACCCACCCAGATCCTCTGTCCTAGATCTCCAACGCTATCTATCAGGCCCATGAGAGATAGTGTTTCAACAATTACTTGTAGGAAGTGTCAAAAACCAAGTAATTATTGCCTAGGATCCCGGCCATAGTTAGTCGCCGAGGGGTCCGACTAACTACATCTGGAAAGCAGAAGATCCAGCAGGCTTAAACATCTCCAGCCCAGAAGAATCACCAGAAGTACGAAGCTCCTCAGGACGGTTAGGAACAACCTTACGAACAACAGGTCGGTCATCCTTAACAACAACCGTCACAATAACCTTCGCACCAACAGCCTGCTCAGACTTGAACTGGTTGCGACGCTCCTTCGGAACACCGAAAGAAGCCATACGCTCAGCAATAAAGTTTCGCGCACGGTTAGCCTGAGGATCAGATGCAACCTGCTCCTTGGTAGGAACCCACTTCCACTCAAAGAGAGTAAGACCCTTGCAGTCTCCCTCATCAATGGTGTACTGAATGTTCCAACCCATCTTGTCACCATTGTTATTAGGCTTAATCTCAGACTGCGTCACAGTGCTGGGGTAACTATCAGCCTTAATCGCCCAAGGCTCATCATTAGCAGACGCAATATCAAGATCACCGAACAGGTCAGACGGGTCAGCAGACATCTCAGACAATTTAGTCTCCAATTTCGACACCCGGATCAGTCATAGGATCCGGAAGAGGTTTGACAGTTTCAGGTACTTCTTCGAGTTTTCGACGAGTGAATGCATCAGCAATTTGAACTAAGTCTTCTGGAGCAATCCTGATCTGACTAATAGGAAGTCTGCACTTAGCATCAACTGCTGCTGTGGGATGGACTTGGACTGATCGAACGTATTGAGCCTCCTGAGATCCCTGTACTGCTGTGGCATCCACATAGGCAACCAAGTGGAGAGGTTCTTTGATTTTTGGTTGCGCTTTGGGAAGAAAAGCGGGAGACAAGGTAACGAGATTGTTAATCTTGTCTTCACGATAATGTGCTACGAGAATAACATTGAGATTAAGCTTGAGCAGTGGTGCAAGAACGTTGTTAGTTCTTCGAATACTTGTATTCTGATCTGGCCAAGTAGGTGTATCAGGATCCTTTTCGCCATCTTGAGACGCCCTGTGGCGGGTAATTAGTGCAAGATCCTGGTCAACCATAGTAGAGAACTCATCGAGAATGATTGTACCAAACTGACCATAATTAATCTTATTTTTCTCATCTACAAGACCTTGCCTAATTGCATCGGCAAGCATCTCAAGCTGAGAAAAACCACCGTACCGGAATCGCCTTACTCTATCCTTAAGACCCTCATGGTTGTCAAGAGAGACCCAACCCTCGAAAGAGTCTACATAACAGATAGTCTGTTCACTAGGAGTAATAGTCTGAGCAAGGGCTGTCGCAAGAACTGTCTTACCCTTACCAGAACGACCATATAGCATAGCTTTAAGATTCTTCTTCGTAAACTCTAGATCCTCGTCTGCTGATGCACCTAAAGCAGTCATACGATCTAACATAGATGGTACAGGAATAGGTTTATAGACCTTAGCAACAGGATTAGACATCGAGCATTACTCCCGGTTCATATCCATAAGTGTTAGGCTGATAGAGTGAACGCTTGATGTGTTTACCATCACTACCTGAAACCTCAGCAACACACAGATCCAAGAAAGGACACCACTGACAATTTACCTTGGTAGAGGTATGAACGATACGCTTCTTGTGTTCTTCTGGACCTAGTTGCTTAAGCTCAAGAATACGACGTGCAGTAACAATCTGTTCCATTACAGCACTTCGCACTCTAGTATCGTTCAAGTTGATTGAAGTCATCTGGTAAATGTTACCCGGCGACATATCGCGCAGGTTCCTGTATCGAATAAAGGAATAATACGCCTTATCTACAGGGTTCCCTAGAATCTTCAAAGCTCCTGCATACTTAGGAAGCTGAGGAAGAATCTGTACCAGCTGTGGCGAATAGAAGTCATATGTAAACTTCGAATCGAACAGTGCATATTCACCGTTCTTCTCTCTCACAAAATAGTCAGGCTTTAAAGCAAAATCAAAGTCCTCAAACTTAATACGAAACTCTTCTTCAACTGCAACAACCTTCCAGGATTCAATGCGACTCTTGAAATGCTCAAGGAATCCTGGAACAAGAATAGCCAACTGACCAAGAAGTTCGATAGTCTTTGGGTCAGTGGTCTTCATCATATGTTCAGTAAGAACCTGAGTGACCATGTTAACAGCATTCATCCAAGGCATATTGTTCTGACGTGCCTTGAAGAAAGCTTCAAATGCAGCATGGCCAATGATGCCACGAGTAAGTGCAGAACCTTTTTCAATCTTTTCGAGACTATCGACATGTGCGTAGTAATGACGATATTCACAAGTTAGAAATGCATCGGTTTCACTATGACTAATTACCGGCTTCATCACGACTCCATTGTATCACCTGTACCAAGTGCTGTCAAGAGCAATTGCATCGATGAAACTAAAAGTCTCTTTGGCAGCCACAACATTTCATTCCACTATACCAGCAAGCACAGTGAACATTAAACATAGATGAAGACTCAGGACAAATTATTTGTTCTTCAGTGTGTATGATCCTCCGAGTGGTCTGGTCTGTGTGTGGGATGAGTTTGCCAGTAGGCTTCGTTTCCCAGAATGATCGAAACATCTGCTTTAGTTTCTGGATCATGTGCCTTCCACTCAGGAGTTTCAAATTTCTCTATATAATGTGGATCATTCTTTGTATGCCAGCGGTTATGGCACCAGCTACATATGCGATGAACATTACCGCTACTATTGTTAAGAGTATTTTTATCTGGTCCATGGTGTCTGTTAGTGGCTTTGTTAACGCCAGGTACACAACCAATAATAGGAGAAATACCACCACCAGCAAAACGTAAACCAGACCATTCACATTCAATTGCATTACCTTCTTCATCCTCTAGGGGATACGCCACAGCTGCACGTTTACGACCAGTAGACTTAGGGTCTGTGACGTCCTCATCAGCTTTCTTAGGGCCACCACGTTTGTTGCCGGTCTCAATAGATAGAGTGTTGCGGCAACAACATTCTCGAATCTCAAATGTCCCATCTTGAGCCATCTCAAAGATGACATCAAAACTCTCACACTCGAGATGAAACTCTGCTTCGCAATAGATGCAAGCCATTTTTCCTCACAAAGCAAAAGGGACCGGGAGAATGTAGCTTCCCGGTCCCTTTAGCATCAGGGTTGGAGGCTACTGTGTTTCGCTTCTTCGCCTCCTGCTGTCTTTAGTATAGCAGACTGGCAGGAGGGTGCAACTCAGAATGCGCCGCATCAGTGCAGGTCAGAGGCGACTTTCAGGAAAAGGTGGCCGACTGGACTCGTCAGGGTGAGGATGCTCGACTAAATGGTCGAATCTATAATACTCTCTAACAGTATCTCCATTCTTTTCACTGACTCGACTTACCCTAGTTTCAAGTACTTTGTATCTCTCAAGACCTAGTGCAATAGGATAACTAGTGTAGTCGAGATAGAAGAATTGACGAACAGGGAGATTACCTAAAGTAAGTTCCCAAGCCATTATAACTCTCAATCGTAGGGCTGAGGAGTGTGCTCGGAGTAGGGCTTCCAGGTATGAATCTGCTCAGGTCGATAATTTCTACAGCGCTTATCCATCCAAAATCCATTGGAGTTCAGAAAGAAAGCTTCAAGATTTGCCTGAGGATCATCCTTGAGATTTGCCCAGATTGCTGTACCTGGTATAGTAGGTAAAGACGGCACAACAGAGACAATATTACCTACTGGGATATGGACTGGAACATCCCAATGAGATGACTTGAAGGTACGCATACTGGGATGCGGATGAGGAAGTTCCTTCTCAGCTGTAAAAGTAACGGTATACATCAATCCTTCTTCTCACGTTCAGTCAGCAGAGTCTTGTGAATATCCTCATAATCAGTCCAGTTCTTCGTGTTACTAGCAAAAGCAAGAAGCCTATACCAGTAGTCACGAGTCATCTCGACATCATACATTGCCGAGTGCTTAAGCTTCTCATCTCGCTCAACACCAAGGAACTTACATGCAGCGGTAGTGTTGAACGGAAGATTGACGTGAAAACCCTTAGCCATAAAGACACCAGCAGCAACATTATCTACATCAATAAGCTGATAGTACCAAGAGATAGGCTCTCGGGGATAATCTTCACTAGCGTTCTGTAAGAAGTGTAGGTTCCAAATATCAAAATCTGGACACATTCCAATGACATGAGCATCCTTGAAGAATTCCCAAAGCTCACTACGAACAACCCAAGGATCCTTTACAGGATAGTCAACAGTGTTGAGATACCTGTCATGGAAGTGAGTAATCTCAGCAGCCTTAGGCTCAAGATACTGAAGACTGTAGTTAGTCAATGGGATCTGTGCCTGATACCTAAGAGACTCACCATCAACAGTATCTCGAATAGCTGCAACTTCCCAGGTACCACGACGCCAGGGATCCAGACCAGTGGTCTCAGTATCATAGAAAACAACATCCTTGTTACGCATTACTCTCCTAAAGCTGGTTCCTATAGATGGCTTCTACTTCCCAACCTGGCATTGGCATTCGTTTAGTATGAGTGCCACAGACGGATTTACAGTAGTAACCTCGCTGATCTGGGTTCAGGGGATGAGGATTAGGGTAATAGAAATACACATCATACTGAATGTAATCAGTACATTCATAGATTTCGCACTCATCCTGCTTTCTCTTGTGCTTAGTCTTAGACATTAGACAATGTCACCATTCTTCATAGCATCCAACAGAGATGAGGTAAGTTCCTGACCAGTAGTATCCATACCTCCGACAACAGACTTCTTGAACTCATTCAGTTGAGCCATCCAGGTATCAATCGTACGGTCAATCCGTACAACGTGAATCTGAGGCTTACCAGTTTGACCAATACGAGCAATACGAGCCCAAGCCTGTTCATTCTTGCCAGGGTTCCATTCTTCATCCATGATAAACATAGATGTAGCACCAGTAAGGTTTAGGCCGACACCACCAGTCTTGTAGTTGCAGAGAACAACCTGAAACTTCTTTTCATACCCAGGCTGGTCACAGTGCTTACGATCGAAGTCAATACGGATTACATCACGCATAGCTCGAGAAGTATCGCCATCCATGATGACAGTGGGAATTCCCTTAGCCTCAAGCTTAGTCTTAAGCTCATGAAGACCAGGCTTGAACTGAGAGAACACGACACAACGCTCGCCCTCAGTATCGACAATTTTATCAAAGACCCAGTTAACCTTCATGGATTCCTTGACTTCGTCACCAACACTAAAGACTACGTTACCGTCAGCATCCTTAAGCTGAATTCCACCCGGCCAGACATTAGCCTGACGCTTACGCAGAATCATCTCGATAGTAGCAAGAACAGTCATTTTCTTGCCAGAGTCAAGGATAATCTGGGCGTGCTTACTCAGCTGCTGGATAATACGCCACTGGTTCGGGAACCCATCAACATCAAACGGAATCTCGTGATAGATAGGATCAGCCTCAGGAATATCCAGACCAACCATATCCTTAGTACGAGCAATGTACTTGCCTGCAAGATGCTGTGACAGCCGATTGAGAGCGCCAGGACGGAACTCCCAGTAATTGCTGTACATATTCTGCACACAGTACAGATCCAGGAACACTCGCTCAGTAGTAAAAATGTCGGGCATAAGCAAGTGAAGAAGAGAGTACAACTCCTGTGGCTTATTGAGGATAGGGGTACCAGTCATGGGGAAGATGTTCTTAACCCCATAACGATCAATCAGTGCATAGTTGAAGCTCGAGTCACGAGAATCCCAATCACACCGAATACATCCCCAGTACCAACGATTAGTATTCTCAATCTTACGCTGTTCATCAGGTGCGCCGCACTTGGGACAAGTATTCTCATGATGAGCAATCTTCTTGATGCCCTTGAAAGCATCTGTCTTGATATTCTTGATAGTATGAGCCTCATCAAGAATCATTGTATCAAAACGAAGAAGATTCAGCTCATCAATAAGCTCCTCATCCTTACGCCAAGCCTCATAGTTGATAACAATAACAAAGCTCGTCAGATGCTTGCACGAAGAAATGTATGCATCACGGATAGGCTTAGGCTGCTTGTAGATATTGAAAACCATGCGATGTGGCGACCAGTTCTGAAACTCTTCAGCAAAGTTGTCACACACATCCGAGGGACAAACAACCAGGATACGCTGAGACTGAGCCATATCACAGGCGATAATACTCGTGAGAGTTTTGCCCAGACCCATCTTATCAGCGAGAATAGTACGGTGATTGTTTGCCATAATCTTGCCACCATCAAGCTGGTGCTCGAAAGCAAACTCACGCCACTTAAGACCAGCAGTAAGCTCGTCGAATCGAAGAAGATTCTTTTGGAAGGTAGCAGACGCTCGCTCCTTCTCAAGCTCCAACTGTAGTGTTCTCTTGAGTTCGATTACTTCCTTATCTAGCTGGTTCTTATCCCACTCAAGAGTCTCACGCTCACTCTTAAGGTCAATCAATTCTTCGTTCAGAGCCTGTAGCGCTTTTTGTGCAGCCTCACGAATATCGTGCATCTCCTTAGAGATGGACTTGATTCGATCGATCTTAGGGTTTAGTTCGGCTTTAAGAAGATCCAGCTTGGCCGAGGCTTCGTATAATTGCTTCGCAATAACATGACTCGAATTACCAGGGCTCGTACCAAATTCCTTCGCAATAATATCGTCAAAAGATTCCGGAGCATCTCCATTATCAGATGACCCGTGAACAGGATCATCAGAAGGAATATCACTCCCACTGAGTTGACCAGCAGGTATACCAGTGCTGCCTGAGCGTGTGTCGAGTTGCTGTTCACTTTCATCCTTACTAGAAGAGTCACCGAAACTAAAGACGGACACTTTTACTCCCGACGATTATACATTTCTTGACGTTTACGACTTTCCTCGGCCCATAGCCTATCAGACCTTGACTGATGCCATCTACCTAAAACATAGAAGATAAACGCTGTGAGTAGCCACACACTTACTGCTACTAGAATAACAGCAAAGTGCATCGCGTTAGGGTCGCGAGCCATATACATAATTCCCATTCGGAAGACGTGTCTTGGTTACCTTCACTACTACAACTGTCTGTGAGATAAGATTGAACGTCATCATATGTCCATTTCCATTCACAGTTTTTCTAGCAGAAGTGTCTGGATACTGTTTCACGTAGTCGTAAGCAGTATCAAAACTTGCTAACTCATCATCTAGTTTGGTTCCATCACTCTTTATCAGTTGCCACTGTCCCATCATTACCCTCTGGAGTAGATGTAAACACTGTCTTTGTAATTGGACTATGGAAGCCAGCGATCCTATGCATGAATACTGACCAATACTCAGGAGTACACATGCGAGGATCGAACATATAGATCTCACAAACCCGAAGATAAGTAGCCGCCACAGCGCGGGCGTCTTCTAGTGCATTCCAAGCAAGCTGCATCTTATCTTCACGGTTTGGATCATTGTTAGATACTGCCTCATATGCATCCTCTAGTGCATGAGGAACGATTTCAAGAATCTCTAGCGCTGTCGGAGTGTTCTTCTTGAGAGAATCAATAAGTTCCTCGACACCCTTAGATACAATCGACACAGGCTGTTCAACCGGGACCACTCCAAAATGAGTAGTATAGTCGATTCGGTCCTCAACAGCTACAGCCCCCTGAACTAAATCAACTTGTCTCTTGAGGACATTCTCGCCGACGAGCCCCAATTCAGGGGCTCGTCGGACGAGAGCATCATTGTCTGCGTATAGATGAATTGGGTACCGTGGATTTGGACAGACCTTAATGATGTCCTTGTACTTTCGCTGACATCTTTCGATTGTAACTCGAGCAAGACTAAGCTTGCGACAGATATCAGACATCTTTAGACCGAATTCCCTAGTTGCATACTGATGCAAAAGAAGGATGATGGCCCTTTCGACGGGACTAAGCATTATCTCCTCATCTGGCCGCTGTATAACAACTACTCAATAGTAGGGGTGAAACCCGGCTCATCACTCCTAAGAGTACCAGGTCCGTAGTCATCGAAATCCATAGGGATAAGATCCGGGTACCAACGAGGGTCCTCAGAAACGAGACCGCTAAGGATCTCACTAGCAGTAGGCTCATCCCTATACAATGCACGAAGCTGTCCAGCACTCGTGTAAATTGCAAATCCGTGGACAAGAGTAGGCACTGCTGCCTCACTTTCAGTAGACATGCCTACAATACTACCAGCTGCAAGGATAGTTGCAACTGCAAGACTAATAAAACGTCTCCTGGCCATGCTATTTCGCCTCATTAAAATGGTGGCGGTCCTTCTGACTCCGCCATTTGGTTGATGTTGTCGATTTCGATATCCCATTCAGAAGAGCCATCATCTTCACGGGACGTAATACCAAACCTGTCGTTTCGACCACAAAACTCGACGCACACTAGACTTGACCTTTCCACTCAGAAAGGGTTACTTAGACCATTCACCAGTAGTTGGGTTGTAGTAAATCACAGTCCTGAAATGATATCTATCGTCAAACACATACCTAATCCAACCTGGGCGATCTTGTCTAATCATTTTGCCCAACTTTCCCATACCTACCCAAGTGCTCATATTTTCTCACTTGATCATTTCGTTGTATCTGTTTGACTGTTCTAGAAGAATTTGACGTGCCTTAGCTAGTTCATCTAACTTATCTGTATATCTCTTAGTGCCTGGCGTCATACGAGATAGCTGATTAGATAGATGCCTGACATCACCTCGTGCAGCATCTAACTTATATTGCTGACGCCTAACTTCTTCACTCGCCATCGTTAATAATCTCGTACTGACTAGACTGATGATTAGGTGCAGGAACAGGAAGATTGTGAATTTGGTACAAGTGCTCAAACATAAACGAAGCAGAGTCATGTCCCTGCTTACGTGCAGCATTCACCTGTCGCTTAAGCTCAGTGGGCAGTCGCTTAGGATTACGACCAACCTTAATCTTAATCTTGTGATGAATGTTACGAGAATCCTTCTTATTGTTGTGAGACTTAGTACCCTGTCGCTTAGCAGTACGTGTAGCCATTAATCATTCTCCTTAACATTTGATCCTGCAACAACGCGCACACCCATACACTCAGGATGCGGATTCTTAAACTTAGGGTTCCCATTAACGAGAGTCATACAGCAAGTCTCATCATGAGTCGCCACAGGGTTGGGAATATCTGCCTGTGTCTCACGGAAGATTGTATCACCTAACTGTTCAAGTGATGCAACATGCTTTCGCATATAGTCATCAGCCTCAACAGTAGAGCGAAACCTATAAACCACAGGATAAGGATTTGCGTGCCTAGGAACCATATTGCCACTAAGATTGAGACCACCCTGTGGCGTCTTTGTGACGAAATCCCTATTAAATTCGCTAGGGTATGTCTGACGCTCTCGATAACTGTTGTCTCTCTGAATTCGCTCTGGATGACCGTCGGGCATTGTACTCGACATCTTTCTTTTGACTCCTCACAAATTGTGGACGAGAGGGAAAGATCTTATCGAATGTGATACCTTGAGGAATACACTCCCGTTGTTTGTCATAGATTGAAACGAACTCTATCCTTGTTGCGTAGTCTCTAAATTTAAATCTCGCCCAGTTTCTCCAAACACTACTAGCTAGCATACCACGTCTAGATGTATGACGCCAAGCAGCAATAGGATCCTGATAGACAACCTTCCAGATACCATTCCGGTCAGGTTTAATCATTATATAGAAACAACCAACTACACCATCTTGCTTGCGTGCTATCCATACTCTGATTACACCTGAGCGATTATCAAACATCAATATTAGATAGCACCTCGCTTGCACTCACTAATGTAAATCATGCTCATACCAAGGCCCTTCATAAAACCATGCTCACCAATCATACGAGTACCATAACGAGAACAACTCTCACCCTTACGACGGCAGCGAATCTTGTGCGGAGTATTGCGATGCATCCAAAGAGAAAGCAACGCAATCATCATAGCAAGATGCGCCATCTTAGAATTCTGCTCAGTATCAGGATTGCGAGGCATAATTAATCCCTGCTCTCTTACGTCGGATTTCGGTGAGCTCAATCTTTTCTTGCTGCCTACGTAGGCGTTGTGCTTCTGCATTCTTACGCGAAGTACATCCTTTACATTGAGGACGATAGTCAGTGCGCTCATTACCAGACTTGTGCTTACCGGATTGTCTATAGAATTCAGATAGCTTTTTCACCTCGCCACAGGCGCCGACACCTGTGCATCTCTTAGAGCCCTCAGGAATACCTTCTCTATTGACTGTATATTGATTAGGCAATCTCGCCTCTCTTGGGTGCAGGCAGTTTAGGGGGAATTACCAGATCACCATGAATCTCCTTAATACGATCCATAGCATAAGCCATTTCCTTAGCCCATTCAATCTTATTCTGGTCACAGTAAACAGAGAGGTCAGCAATCAAATCACCAACAGTACCATGCCGACCAACCATCTGCTTATAGTGCGTCATAATGACAGCACCATCATTACCAGCCTCGAGGATATCAAGCGGCCGATTCCGGTCAGACTTCATTACAAGCTCCCTTAGGCACTATTGAAACCTCTCTCGATTAATGGCTTTCGTTGATTTGCTAGTCTGAGTTTATTCTTTGTTCCCGTCATCATATCTGGAGAATGAATGCCCTTGGACAGTGCAACACATACTCTGCAATTCTCACCATACTTATGTTCATCTAAAGCATGGCCACAAACATAACAGATACACTGCCCATCTACTGCAATATCACTAGGTAGACGAGAACAGATAGCGTTAGGATTATTCCAAGCTTTCTCACTCTCTGTGAAGTTTAATGGAAAACCACTACGAGTATAGAGTGTCATCACTCCCCATTAATACAATCTCTATGCTGATTATCAGGACACCCAGCCCTACAATTACCCATGCGACTAAATGGGCAATACACTTCACTATCAGGAGAATCTGTATTACTAGAATTTTCCACTCAAACTCATTCCTCTACAGAATAGTCCTCAATAAAGGTATCGTTATAACCGAGCTATCGTTATAACTCTTCCTCATTTTCAAACTCTTTAGTCTGCTCATTACCATCGATCCATGTAATATGGAGTTTGATTGGCAATTGATCCTCCCAAATAGTGTACCCATCTTTACAGTAAAGTTACGCGCAGGTGCACTGTTGAAGTGTTGAACACTGGGACGTTTCCGCAGGTCAGAGGGGGTTTCGCACATAGGTTGAACATGTCCGATTTGGACAGGTAAGTCCGATGCGCAGGTGTTGAACACTGGGACGTTTCCGCAGGTCGAAGCGGTAAAGTAGCAAGTGTGTAACTGGGAACCCCTCCCCCTCCCTAGAGGTCGGTGGGGGTTCCTAGTTACAGTTTGATCTTGAAAATAATTTTTTTCGAGTTAATTTGTGAATCCGACCCTGGAGGGTAAATCCTAATTGAACTCGAGAAAGGTATGGCTATTCAGTTGTCAAGTAACACGCGCTGTAGCGCTGTGTGTGCTAAAGGGATTTTGTATTAAGGCTCAATCACCTGGTTTATGAATATTGGTGAGAGCCCTTAAAGAAAGGCCGATGTTCGGCAAAGAGGGTGTGAGTAGGTTCACTCATGTGGGTTGTCCTGACCCATTCATTTTCCCATGAGTTTCACTCACTATATGGGGATCGTCAGCACTTACACTCTGTGCTCCCATTTGAATTGACTTGCGTCAATTCTGGTAGGGAGATACTTTCCGAGGATTGGTTACCGGCAGATTGTATCTCCCATACTATTTACTTATTGAAACTATTTAGTTGTGTGAACTATTTAATTGTGTGATAGGACAGCACCCTTTCGGGTGACTTGCATAGGTACACACTACACCTTGGTACAGGTATGGTCAAGTGCACTACACACAGTTAGCCAGCGTAACGGAGAGTAATATGCATAAAAAACGGACAATTCGGCAGTTGTTTCCATGCACTTAAATGACTTGCAGTTGGTTGAATTTCTTGTTTCCGAAAATAGACAGCAAAAAGCCTAGGAACCAGGAATAGTTTCCTGGAACCTAGGCCAATTGCTCAGTGCGTGTGATTAGTTCTTCGGCACAGCAGGAGTAACCTGCACCATGATGTTCTTGCTCTCCGGCTTGTCCTCCGTACCAAAGTTCACAGTGTAGGAGAACTCAAACGGAGAACCATTCAGGGTGTTGAAGTCCTGAGTACCAGCAGCAGCGAAAGCATTTTCCTGCAGATCCTTCACCTGCACGTCACTACCCTTGAAAGTCTTCTTCAGGAAGAGAGACAGAGTAGTAAAGTTGCTCTCGCGCTTGTAAGAACCATCCTTCTGCTTGACGTCACGGAAAACATCCTCGCCGTCAACCTTAATGGCCTGAATACGAGGACGAGGACCAGTGCTACCGCCACCACTACGCCCCGAAATAGAAATCATGTTCGGGAGGTCCTCAAGAGCTTCCTTACCGCCAGGAATAGTGTCGAGAACCTTACGGAACGCCTTAACCTGCTCCGCAAGAGTCTTGTACTTGGCAGTCTCAGCGTCGACGTCAACCGGCTCGGTGTCAACCAGGTTGTTGTCGATGATGTACTGCTCAACTTCCTTCTGACGATTCAGAATCTCGTTGTTAGCGGCGTCAAGCCACTCACGGTAAGAAAGAATAGTCTCGTCGGAAGTCTCGACCTTGTCCCGCACCTCGTGAACCAGAGCAGAAACATTATCCGCATTCTGAATCCGAGTAGCAGTCTCATTAGCCTGCTCGACCAGAGGGGTAATGGACTTGACCGTGACATCGATGAACGTACTGAAATCGGCCGTGCTAGCCACTGAGGGCCTCCTGTGCTGTGTTGTTGTGGGACTCGCTGGCAGGGACAACACTACTCTCTATGTGTGCGAGTGTCAACTTAGGTACAGGCGGGTTCGTAGATCAATTCGGACATAACGCGCTGTGGCGGGGGTTGTTTCCATGCAGTGCCACAATGGACAGGATTTCTCCCATCCATTGTGGTTTTTGAATTTGTCACGAAGCGTGGTGAGTCCATTCCTCCGTGAACTGAGAGACCGAAGGAACATTGCCCATGTCAGTTGTCAGATTCGCAGCTGCATCAAACAACACCATCAGATCAACGACGGCGAAGTTCTCGGGAGCAATTGCAATAGCTTCCTGCATGTTCTGCATGAGAGAGACGAGACCACGAATCTGTGCGCGGTTGTAGTCGATCGGGTTAGCAACAGTGGACTGAGCGATGTGACGAGGCATGATTGGACCTTTCGACTATTGGTTGAGTATTGCACACGAGATATCTTCGAGAGATACCTCATGCTCGATACTCAGCCCATTTCCCATTCTTTGAAGGTTTGGACAGCTGCGAAAACCTCAGCTTCTCCTCTTTCTTCAAGAACAGCCTGATAGTCAAGCTCGAGCTGCACAACAAGCTTGTCGTAAGTGGGAGACATCTCGATAGCTGCTAAACCAAAGTCATCCGCTTTCAGAAGAATGTCTTTGATCTCCTCAGTTGTGCACTTAAGTGTACCAACATGGGTATCCCCTGTGCCATAAGGGTCGAAACGAATGACCCAAGTGCGAATGAGTGTGTCCGGCATCTGTCTCCCCTTTTCCCTTGCTCCGACCTGACACGTCAAACACTACTCCTATAGACAGGGTATGTCAAATTTGATGTTGTCCGGGAAAGATGGGGTGTTGTTTCCAATGTTCTGGTTCTCTGTACTGATTTTTTCTCGAAAAACACACTGTACCAAAATGGTACCTACTTATATAAACTTGACAAGAAAACAGCCTATACCATATACTAGAGATATGACAGACTTACTAGATTCGGATACCTTTGTAAATCCTTTCTTACGTATCCGAGAAGAGAACAATCTGACGCAGCTTCAGTTACAGAGAGACTTAGGGTTCACTTCTGCCCAGGTTATCCGACGTACTGAACAAGGTCTCTATAATCATCCAACTCCTAGGATCACTCAGTATCTCGCAGATATCGCTGGAGTTGATTTTGATTTCCTCCAGAGAGAATACGCCCTGTGGCAGACACATGTACGTAAGCAAGCACATTCTATTGTATCTGCCGGATTACAGTATTACTGTGAGAATCCTCAGGGCTTTAAGTTAGCTGATGTGATTAAGTGCATCGCTCATTTCTGCGAGAGTCCTTCTCGGATGAGTTTCTGTAAGTTACTGTGTATCAATCCTGCTCAAATCGACCCTGTGGCGGGTAGACGTGAACTTCCGGACTTCATAAAGGATGCTTTCCGGGAAGCTAAGATTTCTGATATTGATATAGACAGGGTTGGCAAGATTATGGCATTTGGCCGGCGTCTCTAGGGAGTGGTTATGAGCGATGAAGAAGAAAATGAATCTGGTAATTCAGTATTTTCTTTTTCAACTGGAAACGTTTTAGATCAGGCCATCCTTCGAGATTTGATTAACACTGCATACACATATTACAACTCTTATGGTGAGATACCGACCCTTCCGGACCTAGAGCGGCGTACCCCCTACACCCGCACTATCATTGAGAACCACACAGATAATCCTGCATTCTGGGAAGCTATGAGATCTCGTGGCGTTCCTTGGAAGCAAGCATCTCGTATGGATTCTCGACAAGCTCTCTTGTTGACAGTTATTACTAATCCAACAGACAGACGTGATCTAGCAACTAAGTTGAAGGCGTGCAAAGTTTCCTATAACGTTTTCCGGTCTTGGATGCAGCAGCCACTGTTCAAGGCAACACTGGATGACTATGCTGCGAAGATGCTGAAAGATAATATGTCTGCTGTAGATACTGCTCTGTTATCTAGTGCCCTCAAAGGTAACCTTCCAGCTATTCAGTATTATCACCAGATCACTGGTCGATTTGACCCTAATCGACAGTCTCAGATGGAAGTCTCTGCTGTATTGAATAGAGTTGTAGAAATTATTGCACAGAATGTAAAGGATCCTGAGGCTCTGGGCCGGATTGGAGACTCTATTCAGAATCTTGCTTTGGAGGCTGGATTAGTAAAGCCTAGTGCTGTCTCTCAGGCACATAGTGTTATAAATGATAGGGCTATTGGAGCCACAGTGGAAGGACAGATTGTTAGATGAGTACACTTACTTCTCGACTCAAGCTGCTTAAGGCAGCATTGAGTGACCCGGCAAACTATGTTACTTACATTGCAGATGCTTTTGATAAGATTGATGCTGCTGCGGGACTAACTCTTTGTACCAGTACTACTCGACCTGCTAGCCCTTATGTTGGTCAGTGGATTCTTGAGACTGATACTAGTCGTCGTGCCCACTGGGATGGTACTGGGTGGCGTTGTCAGGCTGGCGGTAGTTTTGTAGCAACTACAAATGCTTTTGGTGATTGGAACTTGCTTGGTCATGGATTTAGTTCTTTTTTCTGGATCCTAGCCATTAACGGTGACCAGGCACCTCGTAACAACATGGTCATTGGTGCATATGTTCAGCCTTGGAGCACTGGCAACGCAATTCCTCCCTTCAAGTTGTGGCTAGGAAATACTGGTGCAGTTTTGAATACTCTATCTGCACGTATGAATTGGTTTGCAGAAGGTTATCTTGCTTAAGGAGAATCATGCCTGGTCTGGAAGATGATTTCAGTACAAAAGTTCAGCGTGAGGGTGAGTTTGATCCTCGCGTTATTGAAAGGCTTCACAGAGGGTCCGATGTAGATGGAGATCAATTATCTCAGCATCATACATTAGGACCTACCCATAATCAGGCTTCTCCTGGTGACCACGACCATGATGGTACTAACAGTAGACTACTGATGGAAGGAATTACTGTTACTGGCTCCAAGGGTGGGAATGCTGCTCTCACTGACTTAATTAATAAGCTCAGTGTTGCTCTAGGATTTACAGATTCTACTACCTAGACTTTGAAACCAGCAGAAAATCAACGTTCTGCTACAAAACGCAGCAAACGTTCCAGAACGTTATATATGCGATGTAATTACTGTGGTCTATTGTTCGTAGGTCCACATGTACTGAGTTATTGGTCTGACCACAGTTGGGAGTGTAAATTATGGCTGGACCGGGTCAGCGAGGTAGACCAAAAAAAGTAGTTAACCAAATAGATAGCACAGATCTTTTCACTAATATTGCTGCCCAGCTAAAGAAGCAGGCGAAAACTCCTAATGTATACGGGTATATACCGCTTCCTAAACAGGAAGGCTTTCACAGGTCGGACGCCCATATTCGACTCTATATTGGCGGAAACCGTTCTGGCAAAACGGTCGCTGGCACCGTGGAGGATATCTATTACCTCCGCGGTGAGCATCCTTACAAGAAAGTACCGGAACCCCCAGTTTATGGACGAATTGTCGCGACTTCCTTCAACGAGGGAGTCAAAGAAATCATCATCCCAAAACTCCAGCAATGGACGCCTCCCTCCTTACTCATCAATGGATCTTGGGAAGATTCTTATCGAGCAGGCGAAAGGAAGCTCTATCTCGCGAACGAATCAACAGTAGAGTTGATGAGCTATGACCAGGATCAACAGAAATTTGCTGGTACTAGTCGTCACTTTGTCCACTTTGACGAAGAGCCTCCGTATGACATCTATACGGAGTGTATGGCTCGTCTTATTGATACTGAAGGTGATGCTTGGCTTACTCTTACTCCTTTGGACGGAATGACTTGGATCTTTGATACTCTCTACAATCCGGGAAAAGAAGGATCACCTCTCGTTACAGTTATCGAAGCCACTATCCACGAGAACACCAATCTTTCTACCCAGGCTATTCAGCTTTATCTGGACACCGTTACTGATCCTGATGAGAAAGAAGCACGGGTATCAGGTAAGTTCATCCAACTTGGTGGTCGTGTTTACAAAGAATATGATCCTGGTACCGACGACAGTCCTGGGAAACATATTATCCCTAACTTTGTTCTTCCTAAGTCTTGGGATTTCCATGCTAGTATGGATCACGGCCTTAATAATCCTACTGCATGGCTATTCCATGGTATTAGTCCTGATGGTGAAGTAATCACGTTCTGGGAACACTATGCAAATGAAATGACAGTTGCTGAACATGCTAAGGTTGTACTGGATGCTTGTAAGGCACTAGGTCGAATGCCTTCTTTATTCATTGGTGACCCTAGCATCGCTCAGCGAAATGCTATTACTATGACCAGTGTCCAAATCGAGTATGGTCTGCATGGAATTCCTATTGGTTTGGCCAATAATGATGTTGTAGTTGGTGTAAACAAGGTCAAGTCTTATCTTCGTGAAAATTCTAAAACGGGATTGCCTCGTTGGCGACACACTCCTAATTGTATCATGCTGAAGAAAGAGATGTTACGTCTTCGCTGGAAGACTTATGCGTCCAAGAAAATGCAGCATGACCATAATCCATATGAAGAGATTCACAAAAAGGGTGACCATACTCCAGATGCATTGAGATATGAGTTCTCTATCATGCCAGATCTTATTGCAGATAAGGCTGAGCTTCCTGTGATTGAGATTCCTGTCCCTTCTGTAACACATTCTATAGACCGCCCTGTGGCGGAGCATTATTTCGCTTCTAGGGGTTGGCAAGTAGAACAAGTACCTACATCATGGGAATTTGACGGTACTTATTCGGATATTAGTGCATTTGAAGGGGATTAATAGGTATTAGGTTGACCTGTCAAGCCCATAGCCTGTAGATTTAATACATGTCCAAGATGCGCGAACTCATCAAGTCTGACTTTGCAGACCGTCATCCGGGTACCAAGAGTATTCTTCGGTTCTTCGAATATGATCATTTACCTGAGCAGTTACAGGGAATTTCTCAGGCAACTGCAATGCTGGCTGTCACTATGGTTAATAGTCTTCCTGACGGTCCTGAGCTCTCTGCTGGTCTGCGTAAGTTGTTAGAGGCGAAGGACTGCTTCGTCCGGGCAAATCTTCCTGAGGAGTAAAAATAATGGCGGATGTTGACACTTCCGAGGACCAGAAGGCTCAGGAGCTTCGTGAGACTGGCTCTGGTATTTATGAGGGAGAGACTAAGAAGGTTGCTCTCTACAACGCTAATGATGGTGTTGTTGGGCGAGACGGTGGACCTTACTTAGATATTGTAGAGATGGAGCGTGCGGAAACTATTCGTGCGCGTCGTGAAGACCGTGAGCCGGACTATGACCCGGCCAACATGGCTTCTACTCCTGGCATTCAGTTAGTTCCTGCCAACCGTCTTGGTGTTCACTACAACCAGGTCGGCACTGTTATTAATGAGGACGCTGGAACTTCTGGTCTTTTCACTGAGGAAACTGCTCCGCCGGTTTATGCTGAGCCGGAGATGCAGGTTCCTGGTGAGAACAATGTTCCTATGCCTCCGTACTCTGGTCAGCTTTCTCCGACTGCAAATCCGAATGTTCCTTCTGAGCGCGAGAGTATTGAGCGTCTCACTGGAGAGAAGTTAGTTTCGGATACGCACGGAGAGGGTGTTGATAAGGCTTCCATTGGTTCTGGAGAGCTTGAAGACGATCCTAAGAACAAGAAGACTGATGACAAGACTGATGACAAGACTGATGACAAGACTGATGACAAGACTGTTCTTGGTGGTAAGAGTAGTGGTAAGAAGTAATGACTGAAATTCAATATGATCCCACAAGTCGATTCCAGGTACTAGAGCGTCCAGTCGCACATCCTGGTAAGTGTCGATGCTGTGGTTCTGCTCTCAATAAGGTTGTTGACTTTGGTGCAGATGATGACGAAGGCGTAATCTACCTTTGTGAAAACTGTATCATTGAAGCGGCATCCAGATTTGGTGCTGTGACCGCACAGGAACATCAGGCTACTGTCTCTCAGTTAATTGATGTCCTTCGGGCTAACGAAAAAGCAGGCGAATATGCTAACGAACTTACTACTGATATTGGTTTTGCTACTAGCCGCTTTTTCGATCGGATTCGGGGGCTGGCAGATTCAGAAAGCACTGAAGCTAGTAGTCCAGACAGTGACGAGTCTGGAGACAGTGACAGTGAAAACTCTGGAGATGCAGAACGAACTGATAACAAGGACAGTAAACCTACTCGCAAGTCGAGATCCTCTAGCGTTTCAGCAACTCCAGGCGACAGTTCCGTCTTCAAACCCGCAGTCTGAATTTAACGAGTATCAACCAGTAAGTGACGAAGAAATGTATGTGAAGGAACTAGCGGAAGAAGGGAGGTTAAGTGAGCTCGACACTACCGACCGCGAAGTCCTCCAAGCTTTCGGCCTTGACCCAGAGGCTGTCTCAAAGCACTATGAGTCCCTCAGCGACAGGCCCATCAATTTCCTTGGATGACTTGCAAAACAGCAAGGATTCGGAAGAGTTAGCAGCTTGGGTCCGTAAGATCTATCAGGATATGAAGTCTTCTCGTAACAGAATTCAGTTACAGTGGGCTTTAAATCTTGCTATGTATTATGGCAACCAGTACATGGAGCTTCTTCCTAAGAACAACAAGCTTGCTACACCGCCAATTCCTCGCCACAGGGTTCGGATGATTGTTAATCGCATCCGTCCTGCAATTCGTACAGAACTCGCTCGCTTAACTTCTCAGCGTCCAAGTGCTTCTGTTATTCCTGCTTCCAGTGATGACGAAGACATGTTTGCTGCATATGCTGGTGAACAGGTCTGGGAGTCTCTCACTAGTAGTTCACATGCAGATTTAAAGCGACATTTCAAGCAGACTATCTTCTGGACTGTCATTGCTGGTACTGGATTCCTCAAGACTTGGTGGGACCCAGAAAAAATTGATGCCGACAATGATATTAAGGGTGATATCTGCTTTGGAAATGTAACACCGTTCCATCTTTTTGTGCCTGACCTGCGAGAAGTAAATATCCAGGACCAGCCATATCTTCTTAACGCTTATACTAAGCCTGTCGAGTGGGTAAAGAAGTACTACGGTAACGATATTTCAGTCAATGCTGACAGTCAGGGATCTAATGAGATTCTTGACGATGTTTATCTTGGTCTGAATGCGTCTAGCTCTACTGAGCCTGACAGTGTTCTCTGTATGGAGGTCTGGGTTAAGCCTGGTGGACATAGATTATTGTCACAGGGTGGAATGATTCATGTTATCAACAAGCAGGTAGTTGCTCTGTACCGTGAGGGTATGCCTTACGCGCACGGACTCTATCCTTTCACTAAGTTTGAACATATTCCTACAGGTAAGTTCTATGCCGATTCAGTTGTTACTGACCTTATCTCTCTCCAGCGTGAATATAATCGTGGTCGATCTCAGATTATTGAGAACAAGAATCGTATGGCCAAGCTTCAACTGCGCTATGCGATTGGGTCTATTGATCCCACCAAGATTACAACTGAAGCAGGCCAGGCTATTGGTTATAAGTTAGGTATGCCCCCTCCTGAGCCTATGCCTTTACAGTCTTTGCCCCCCTATGTGATGCAAGACCTAGACAGAACTTTGATGGATATTGAAGATCTGACTGGTCAGCATCAGGTGTCTAAGGGTCAAGTCCCACCTGGGGTCACTGCTGCAACTGCAATCAGTTTTTTGCAGGAGAAGGATGACTCCCTTCTTAGTCATACATATGATTCAGTCGAAGCTGGTATGGAAGATATCGCTCGTCAGACATTAAGTCTTGTTGTTCAGTATTGGGATGTCCCGCATATCGTCCGTGTGGCGGGATCTACCGCTGGTTTTGACAGTTTTATGTTGAGTGGTGCCAAGCTTAAGAACGGCACAGATATTCGTATGGAAGGTGGTTCTTCACTTCCTACAAGTAAAGCTGCCAAGCAGGCTTTTATTATGGATCTGATGAAGATGGGTTTCATTGATCCAAATGAAGGTTTGAAAATTCTTGAGGTTGGTGGAGTCCAGAAACTATATGAAAGTTTAAAGGTTGACGAAGCCCAGGCTCAGCGTGAGAACATAAGGATGAAGAGGATGTCCCCCGAGGACATCCTGGCTGCACAACAGCAACTCATGCAACAGCAAATGGGTCAAATGCCTGGTCAAATGCCTGGTCAAATGTCTAATCCTATGGATCCGATGCAACAGCAGGATCCAATGCAGTCTATGCAACAGCCTCAAGGTCCTGTTGATATGCAGACGCAACAGCCTCTTGATATTGCTGCAATGCCAGTTGTTCCTGTCAATACGTGGGATAATCATGATGTCCATATTCGAATGCACAATGCTTATCGAAAGACACAGGCTTTTGAGCTTCTGTCAGATGAGGTTAAGGCAGAATTTGAGAAGCATGTGAATGCTCACCTTATGGCTGTTACTGCTGCACTTACTGAAGTACAGGGTTTTCAGCAATCTGGTGGACCTGCACCACAAGGACCACAAGAAGAAATGACGGAACCAAGCGATAATCCTCAAGAGGAATCGATGGAACCGCCTACAGGTGGTCCCCCGATGGGAGGAATGTAATGTCGCAGGTTGACTTAACTGAGGCAGGCTTCGTCGATAAGCGTATCGGTCGTGGTGTTTCTCACGCCGATAGTGATCCAATCGCGGAGCGTGGAAACTATGGCTCTATTAAGACTCTGAAGACTCGTCTTCAGGCTCTGAACGGTACTTACTATACCAATGCTCGTATTAACACCATGACCAAGAACGATATGATCTATGCTCTTCGTTCTTTGGGTGACGCTGCCGGTATTTAGCGCCAGGGCCTTTAAAGGTACAGTGCAGAAAGAGGTTTAAATGTCTGTTCAGGCTGGTATTGATATGCTGTCTGGTGGTGGAGATGACAACTCCAACAGCAATGATAGCTTAGTTGATGAGAATATTGCTGTTGCAGATGATTCCCAGCAGTCAGACCAGTCTGGCGGACATCCCGCATGGGACGAGGTTTTAAAGTACGTCGATCCTACTAATGCTGATCTTGTTCGTCAGCAGTTAAAGCAGTGGGATTCTGGCGTTAATCGTCGTTTTGAAGAGGTACAATCGCGTTATAAGCCTTTCGAGCCTTTCTTAGAGTATCAGCCTCAGACTCTTGAGCAGGCAATTACGCTGTTCAATGTGTTTAATGGTGATCCTCGTCGTTTATATGACCAGATGGCTCAGCATTTTGGCTTTAATCGTGGTCAGGGCCAGGACGACAACCTTGATGTTGGCGAGTTTGCTGATGATGAAGAGGAACAGGGTGTTCCTGACATTACTCAGCATCCTATGTTCCAGCAGATTGCTATGCAGCAGGCTCAGATGCAGCAGTATCTTGCACAGCAGGTACAGCAGCAGCAGGAAGCTGAGGGTGATGCATGGCTAGATGGGGAAATTCAGCGTCTTACAGAAGCCAATGCTGGTATTGAAATTGATTGGGAATATGTTCTCAATAAGGCTCAGGTAATTGCTGAGCGTACTGGCAATAGTGACACTGCTCTTGAGCACGCTGTTACTGATTATGTTGGCTTAGTTAGTAAGATGCGAGGCCCATCTGCACCGCGTATTCTGCCTACTTCGGGTGGAATGCCCGTCAACAATAGTGCTGAAATGCGTCAGACATTAGCAAATGATGATGCAACTAGGCGCAAGCTTGGTGTCGAAATGCTCGAGAGACTGCGACAGGAGTAAACGTGCCTGCTACCCTTACTACGGTTAGTGCTATCCTCAAGGAAATTTACGAGGGTAGCATGAATGACCAGTTAAACAATGATGTTGTTGCGCTTAAGCGTATCCAGAAGACTTCTGATGGTGTTTCGTCGGATGTCGGTGGTAAGTATGTTGTCTTCCCGATTAAGACTACTCGTAACGCTGGTATTGGTGCTCGTAACGAACTTGAGGCTCTGCCCAGTCCGGGTCAGCAGGGTGTTTCTTCGGGCCGTGTTGGTCTGAAGTATCTGTATGGTTCGGTTCGTATGTCTGGTCAGACTTTTGAGCTTGCTAATACTAACCCTCAGGCTTTCATGTCCACTCTGGACCTGGAAATGGAGGGTCTGAAGACTGATCTTCAGAAGGATCTTAACCGTCAGGTTTATGGTGATGGTACTGGTGCTATTGCTACTGTTACTGCTACTTACACTACAGCTAACGTTGTTACTGTTGCTAGTGTTCAGTATGTTCAGCTTGGTGAGCAGATCGATATTCTTCAGTCTAATGGTACTGTTATCGGCTCTAACCGCAAGGTTACGGCTATTAACACCACTGCAAAGACTGTTACTTTCGACGGTGCCGCTATTTCGGGTGTTGCTACTAACATTCTTGTCCGCACGGGTAACTACAACCGTGAGTGGACTGGTCTGGCAAAGATTGTTAACTCATCGGGTACTCTCTACAATATTGATCCGACTGTCGACACTGTCTGGGTCTCGTCTGTTGACTCTAACTCGGGTGTTCTTCGTGCCCTGTCTGAGTCTCTGATGATTAATATGGTGGATGCCATTCGTACGAATGGTGGTAATGTCTCGCTTATTCTCCAGAATCTTGGTGTTCGGCGAGCTTATTTCAACCTTCTCGTGCAGCAGCGTCGATACAGTAACACCAAGGATTTCGGTGGTGGTTTCTCCGGTCTGGCGTTTACTACCGACCAGGGTGAAATTCCTGTTGTTGCTGATGTTGATGCTCCGCCTTCTACCCAGTATTATCTCTCGGAGAAGCAGTTAAAGTGGTACCGAGAGTCTGACTGGTCCTTTATGGACCGGGATGGTTCGAAGTGGCTTCGAGTCTCTGGTTACGATGCATATGATGCAACGATGTACCAGTATTCTGAGCTGGGTACTCATCGGCGTAACGCTCACGGTGTTATCAAGGATATCACTGAGGCGTAATCGTCCCAACTGACCAGTGGGGACCAATCTTAGGTGGTAGATTGGTCCCCACTGTTGTACCCGGAGGAATAAATGGGAACGAATATTTTAAATTATGCTGGCAGTACACCAGCTACTACACATACGATGAACTTTACCGCTACAGCTGGTAAGACTATTCTTATCTTTGCTACTGCGGCTGCAACTCTTACTGCTTCTTCTGGTTCTCAGTCTGCCGGATGGGTAAGAGACGTCTATCCTTCTCCGGGTGCTTCTGCCGTTGCCGTATTTCGTCTTCCTGCTGGCAGCAATGCTGGTGGGGCAATGTCTTTTAGTGTGGATCTTAATGGTTCACGTACTTGTGCAGCTGTTGTAATTGAGGGCGGCTATACGGGAACTCCTAGTTATTCTAATCTTGCTACTGGAAACAATCCTGGTAGTGGCGTATGGGGCACTGGAGCACATACATTCACCGGTTCTGCAACTGAAGAGTCTTTCTGTGTGTTTGCCGTTTCTCGTTCGGACGCAAATGCTTCTGATATCACAGCTTTTGATAATTCGTATAGTATTTTAGGTAACTCGGGCCTTGCTGACGACGGGGCAGGAACTGAAGATTCTCGTGTCTGGGTCGGTACTAAAACTAACTCATCTTTCACTGCTAATGGTGTCACCGCAACTATTACTGGAACTCCCAGCTGGGGTTCTGGACAGTTCACGGGATTTGTGAACTATGCCTTTTCTTCCAATGTTCCTCCTACGGCTAATGCTGGTCCGGACCAAAGTGTATCTGCTGGTGCCACTGTTACACTTACTGGCGCTGCCTCTAGTGATCCTGACGGTAGTATCGTATCTTATAACTGGTCGCAGACTGCTGGTACAGCAGTTACCTTATCAGGTACTGGCCAGGGTAGGACTTTTACTGCTCCCGGATCTGCTGGTACCCTTACTTTCAGTCTTACTGTTACTGACAATAATGGAGCGACATCTACCGCAGATACGGTAGACATTGTTGTTAGTGCAGGAAATGTCGCCCCTGTGGCGAATGCTGGTGCAGATCAGCAGGTTGTTACAGGTGCTGTTGTTACGCTAGATGGCTCTGCATCTTCTGATTCAGATGGTACAGTTGTTGGTTACAGCTGGTCTCAAACAGCGGGATCAGCTGTAACTCTTTCTGGTAGCGGCGCAACTCGTACTTTTGTTGCTCCTGCTGGTGGTCAAACTCTAACGTTTAGTTTAACGGTCACTGATAACAATGGTGCTGTTTCTGGTGCAGATACTGTCGATATTATCTGTTATGCGAATAGAATTGTACTTGAAAATAGCAAGACAGGACTTGCTAGAGCCAACTGGTTCGATGGTGTGGGCACTACTATTCCTGGCTTTGCTACTAGTAGTTTTTACGCTCCTGGTCAAACCGTCAACTTCAAAATTAACTACAACTCTGCCTTTACTGTCGATATTCATCGTCTTGGATATTATTCTAGTGGTACAGGAGCCAGACTTATTCAAGCAGGGATTGCTGGAACTCCTACCGCTCAGCCTGCCGCTAGTACTATTAGTAACAGTAATGGTGCGACAGACTGTTCTGGATGGTCTACAAACGCTTCATGGTCGATTCCGGCAAATGCAGTTCCTGGATGGTACTATGCACTTATCCGAGGACAGTCCGCTACTTTTGGGCACATTCTGTTTTTGGTTACTGATACCTCAGCTAAGGCTCCCATCTTGGTTGTTGCGTCGGACACGACGTGGATGGGTGCGTATAATTATTATGGTACTCCTGGTGCTGAGACAACTGGATCGTCTTTGTACGGTACTGGCGGTGCTTTGGGTACTATCACTGCTCGTGCTTTGGCTGTTTCTTACGACCGTCCCGTTTTAACACTTACTGGTGTCCCTCAGACAAACTTTTTTAATTCCGAATTCCCTTTCCTTCGATTCATAGAACGTATGGGTTACGATGTTGGTTACTGTACTCTTGAACAACTGGAGTCAGATACTACTATCCTCAACGGTCGTACTCTTATTATCACCAATGGACACAATGAGTATATCTCTCCGACAGTTTGGGACGCGTTCAAAAATAAGCTTGTCCAGGGCACTCCGTGGATGAATCTTTGTGCTAATGATTTCTTTTGGAAGGTTGAGTGGCAAGGTAGAGTCATGTGGTGTAAGAAAGACACAATGACTGGACCTTCTACTCACGTTGCTGGTGTTCCTTTTGTTGTTGGTCAGTGGCAGGGTACTTGGCAAGATACACGTTGGGCAAGTCGACGAATCATTGGTGACCTAGTTGGAGATATCTTTAAGGTAAATGGTATTCGTAACGATGCTATTCTCGTGCCTTTTGCTAATAAGACATCTCCTGTTTGGCGAGACTGTACTGCTGTTCAGGCACTAACTACTGGCCAAACCTATAGCTTAGGTACCGGATCTCTGGGCATGGAATGGGATGCGCCTGCTTCTTCTTCAGCTATTGTTGTCCATGCTGCCAGTGACACTACAGTAGCTATCACTGGAGCCGTAAGTGATGCCAACGGCGAAGATTACTCAGGTAGTGGAAATATCCAGCACAAGCTCCAGTTTGGTAAGTATCTTGGTGGTGGTAAATTCTTCAACGCAAGTACAACTCAGTGGGCGTGGGGTCTTGATGATTTCCATCTCCGAGGTACCGCTATTGCTAACCAAGTCGCCCAACAGGCCACACTTAATATCATTGCGGACCTCTCTGGCGATTTACCCAAAACCCCTGGTTCGTTTGTAGTCCCGACACCTAAACTGCTATCCGACTACGGATTAGTAGACAACACTACAGATAAGCCGTATAGTCTTATGGATCTCCACATGACATTCTTTAGAGCCGCCACAGGAGTGTCTACGGGGACCCTTGAGAGTTTGAAGAGGCGTTACTATACAACGCAGTTAGCAATTCCTCTGACAACTGTTATCTCTCCCCATGAGCTAGAACGTCGATTCTACTTGAGTGCTACTGGCTCCACTACTGGTAGTTTTCAGGATCTTAAGAGGAAGTATTTTATTCAAGTCACAGGACGTAGTGACTTGTCTACGACAGATCTCGAGCGACTTTATTATAGGATGAATACGTAATGGATGACACAGTTCATACCACAGTCGGCGATGTAATCCTCACGCCCCAGTCTGAGTTACACCGTCGAGTTGCAGAGGTCATTAATGACTGGGATCCCACAGTCTTCTTGGCGTATGTGCCACCAGAACAAAGGGCGTTCAATGAAGAATTTCCTTTCGCTTTACTTCACCAGCCTGAGGGACGGCCTTCGTATATTATACGAAAGCTCAGACCAGAAGAAGTTAACGAGACGCTTATTACTTGGCTTTGGTCTAACGATCTGGCAAATACTGACGTTCTTGGCACTCTTGAAGCTCAAGAGCGTGCGAGGGAAGCACTACGCCTCAAAGAAAAGCTCGAAAGAAAAGAAGAACAGCACGCTCTTGGTAGAGCAATTCTAAGCAGTCCCAAGAGCACTTATAAGCACAACGGAATTACTTATAGGTGAGGTAACTATGGGTCTGGATGTCACCACTAAGACTGTGCAAGACGTGATGAATCGAGTGCGACGCCAGTTTGGTGATGACTCTGGTGCTCAGCTTCTCGATACAGATATTTTTATGTGGATCAATGCTGGTCAGCTAGAGATTATCAAGAATAACAAGGTACTGAAAGGTTCTGCAACAGTATCTACTACAGTCGGGGGAGAAACCTATACATTTCCATCCGACAATATTCTTACAGTCGAAGCTTTATTTGTAAATGGTGTTCCTCTAAAGTCTATTAGTTTTCCGGATTTTCAGGAAAATATTATTGGAGACACTGACTACGATCCTACCTATCAAGGTACACCTACGATGTATTGGGAATGGGGTAATGAGCTTCATTTATATCCCATTCCGGACTCTATCAACTACACCCTCAAGATCTTTTATACTAAGCATCCTGCTGATATTGATGCAGCAGGGGACTTGTTGTCTATTCCAGATGTCCTGTTTGACACTTTAGTTGATTTTGTTCTCGCCCGAGCTTATGAAATGGATGAAGATTATACAGCTGCACAGTACAAGAATCAGTCTCTCGAGCAAAAATTTGGTCAAAACGCTGAGCGGGAAGCTGGACAGATTCGCGGCACCTATCCCGTGATTACTGTTCTGGAGGATGATATCTGATGCCTGGATCCTTCGTAAAGCTTGGCCCGTTCAAGGGTGGTCTAAACAATGTCAGTGATCCTACATCTTTAGAGGAAGATGAATTAAGTGTCTGTGAAAACTTTGAATTTGATACTGATGGCTCTCTCACGAGTCGTCCAGCCATTGTTAACTATACTAGCTACGCTACTTCTAATACTATGGATCTGCTTGGATATTACGTCGACGACGCCACAGGTACTGCATATCTTATCGGTAGCAACGATAGCGGGGTATACTATCTTAGCGGCTCTACTTGGAATACTATTGTTGCTGGATATAGGTCTTATGCGGCGACGCAATATTTAGATAAAATGTGGATTGTCTCTGCTCCTGGTGCAGCTGTTACTGGTGGGCAGTGGGATCCTACATCTGGATATGCAAATGTCGCTGCAATGCCTAAGGGTATGTCAATTGGTGTCTACAAGGAACGTCTCTTTATCGGTGCTGGTGACAAGGCTACGTCGAACAGCAGTAGACTTTATTTTTCTGGGATTGCTGATGGTACTAGTTGGCCTGCTCCTAATTTTATTGATATTAGGAAGGGTGATGGCCAGAAGCTGGTCGATCTTTATGTCCTTAATAATAGCATTTATCTATTCAAAAACGACTCCACACACGTTTACTCCTATGACACCGCGCCCGATAAAGGTACTGTTCAGGTCGTTTCAGGCACTATTGGTGCTTCTGGTCTTCACTGTGTGGTTCAATATCAAAACTACCTCTTAGTCTACCATGAGCAGTATGTCTACGAACTTATCAATTACGTCTATAATCAGTTAAATGTCAAACTTACTTTTACGCCTGATTATTCTACAACAGGTACCTTCTTCCGCCCTGTGGCGATTTCTATCGTCGGGAATCGATTGGTTATTCGATATTTTGATAAGGTCTTCGTTTTCAACTTCGACACACGTACATGGACGCAGTGGACAAGTACCAAGACATTCAGTCACTGGATTCAGCAGCCAAAACTCAGTACTGCAAATGTTGCTTCTTTTTATGTCTCAGGTACCTGTATCCTTAACAATTCTGGTATTTACGCTCTCAATGACAATCCTCTGGGTGACCCTTCTTATACTGAAAACATTACCTGTGTTGCTAGAACAAAATACTACGACTTTGAGTCCCCAAACACTTTCAAGCGCCTCTTTTGGTGGGGCTGTGACGTTATTGCTAGTGGGACTGTCACTGGTAAAATTGTCCCAATTATCTATAATACACAAATTAAGTGGCAAGACCTCACAGGTCTTACCTGGGGTGATATTGACGATAATCTCTGGATTCAACCTCTCCTTGTTGATCCTACTATCACTGATGTGGTAGATGCGTCTGGTACTAAGTCTAGAAAATTTTTGAAGTTTCAGAAGTCTTGTAGGTTCCGTGAAGTATACTTTGAGGTACGAATTGATACGGATTGCAGTCCTTCTAAGGCACCTGTTAAGATCTTCAGTATCGCACCAACACTGAGCCAGAAGCAGAAAGTTTCTCAGAAGATTAGTTAGGAGAAGGATATGGCTGGATCCCCCAGCGCAGCAGGAAAGATTGCTGCAATGATGAAAGCTCGAGGAAAGTCTTCTGGTCGTTCTGGCCCGGCTGCTGGTGTTGTAGCTGCTAAGTCTGCTAGTGCGGGACCAATTGGAAATAAGACTGGACGTGTCGGTCCCAATGTAGGACGTGCTGCTGCACAGGCTGCAAATAATGCAGTTAATTCTCCCTCTCGACCTACTGGGTCTCAGTTAGCTATGCAACAGGCGGCTAGGGACCGTCCGGATACAGGTACCAGTGCTTATTCTGCTGGTAATACTGTTTATGGTGGCGGACGTCCAATGCCTACTGTCGGTCCTGTTAATAGGGCTGGCTATAGGGATAGGGATCTTAAGAACAAGGCTAAGCGAAATGCTTTACTTAAGCGTCTTCGTGCGGGTCAGGGAGGCAAGTTTAAGTCCTCTGACTTTCTGAGGGGGGAGAAGTAATTGCCTAATGCAATGATGGAGGGTGGAGGTTACGGACTTCCACAAGTTCCTTATCAGATGGGAAAGGAACCTGTTCAGTATGTCCCACCGTCCCTCCGACCGCCAAGCAGCAAGCCCAAATCCACCAAGAAGAAGACTACCAAAAAGAAGAAGACAAGTTCCAGCAGTAGCTCTGGGAGTTCTTATTCTGGTGGTGGGTCTAGTTA